GCATATTCCATAAGCGCGTTTATCTGCTTTACAAGCTTCCCAAAATAAAAAGAATAATCTGTTAGATTCTCTAAACTCAGGAGCACCCACATCAATTTTTGACCACTGAAGATACATATAGTGAGTACCGGTAACGTAAGTAGGCTTACCATTGTTATTAAACCAAAAACCGTTGTCCCTACGATTGAATTCTTCATTTATGTAATCAAACCATTTATCTTTGTGTTCATTAGGATAATCTCTCCAATCAAAAATGGTTTTAACATTTTTTAATGCTTTTGGATATTCAAATTGTTCCCAATATTGTTCTTGTTTCTTTTTTGACCTACTGTAAACTTTTGTAGGCAAGGGCAATGCTATTTTAAGGTTTTGTATTTCATATATTTCACCTATCTGCCCTGTTTTACTTATAACTATAATATCGTGCTCTTTATTATAGCCATATTTCCATTTCTTTGCTTTATTAAGCCTTTTTAACGTGTTGATTCTTATTGGCTCAATAATTTTATATAAAGTTTGTTCGTACATTATTTAATTATACTTTGCTATATCTATTTTATATTTTTTATCTAAATTTTCCTTGTCTATCAAATCATGACAAACACTTGTATTTCTAATATAAAATTCCTTTTTTGACATTTTAAATTTTTTAAAATAGTTTTCGTATAAAGTATCAACCCTACAAATGTCTGGTCTATTGTCATATATAGTACACAAGTTACTCTCTTGATCTAAGTGGTCACAAATACCGTTTTTATCTTGTGGTAAATCTAAGTGAGACACGTTTTTACAACAAGCACCGCACTGTGAACATAAAAATTCCATTATTTAGATCTTTTTTCAGCAAACCCTTGAAAAGTATTTTCCTTTTGATTACTAGGTTTGTCTTCTAATATATTTTTTTCTTCTTCTATTCTATTTAATATTTCAAAAGCATCAAATATAGCTAACTTTTTTGTTGCTGCTGCATTTTTTAATCTATCAGCAGATATATCTTCGTCAGAGTCTACTATTTCTTCTTTAGCTACTTTTATTAATTCGTCTACTGCTTTGTAGCCAGCTTGGATTATATTCTTCTTCTTGTCCTTGATATTCATATTTAATTGAAATTTCTCTTGTTAAAACACGATATAATCTATCATTATCAATAATAAACTCAAATTCGCTACTAGGTGTAAAACCTACTAAATCACCCTCTTCAATCATTATTAGTGTATTATCTTTATATTTCATAATACCTATTAATGGTTGTTCTTTATTAGTAGATAATTTATCGTGTGATTTTATAGGCTTAACAAAACAATAACCATCTAGAGGTTTCCACTTATTATTTCTTTTGTATGCAAAGATTTGATCTTCTTTTATAGCATACGTTTTATCGTTAATATAGTTTTTGCTATTTTGCTCTTCACCATGCATATTGTTCCATCTTCTAAAAACATTATGGTGTATTAAAACAATATCACCAGTTTTAATAGAAGTTTTTACTAGCTTTGGTATAGATATAACTTTAGCCTCTCTATTAACATATTGGTGATTAAAAATCTCAGTGTTAACTATTAGTTTTTTATCACCAATTTGTTTTGTATTATTGTATCTTTCACCTATTGGTTCAATTATAAAATCATAAAGACTATGCATCAATACTCAAGGTTATACTCTACCGATACTGCCATGTTTTTATTAAAATCTTTCCAAGGTAAAACCTCTTCATTTTTTTTAATGTAAATACTATATTTAGTATCTTCTTCTATTATATCACAGATTGTATGCCCTCCGTAAACCTCTTGGCCCACGGAGTAATGCATAGCTTCATTCTTATAATCTTTACCAATACTTATTTTACGTATTAGCTTGTTCATCTTCTACTGGTAATTCTTGTATTGTACCGTCTTGAATATTTACACTAACTTTACCATATTCTTCCTCAAGCTTATCCTGAAATTCTTTTAATTCATTTCTAAGAGCAGGCATGGTACCAATTAGTTGAAACTTTTGATCTTCTAATTGACCTAATTGCAATTGAGCTTGGTTAATCTTACTAACATGCCCCTGCAATTCTTTTAATTGTTCGTCAGTGATTTTTTCGACTTTTATGTCTTTTACTTTTTTATTCATAATTTATTAAATTTTAGTTAAAATTATACTTTATTACTATTACACAAATAATAGTATTCTTAATAACCTATTGTCATAGTCTATTAAGCATCTGCCATATCCTTATAAAGATCCATTGCTTTTGCAGCAACGTAAGCCTGTTTTACAGGGTTTTTAGCGCTATCTTTCAAGTCCATATCAAATGATCCGCTAATTGAGCAGATATGACTTTGAGGATTTGCATCCCTAGCTGCTTTATCTTTATAAACATTTGCGTGCCAATTTCCAACTGTACTTTCTATCCATCTATTATCTCTAACTTCAGGAGTTTTAATTGTTCCGTCAGAATTGTACACAGCTGCAGTTTTTACGTAATTCTCAGAATTACTACTGCAACTCCAATTTACGTTAGAAATTTTTACGTAAGCATCAGCTACTTCGATGCCTTTGTAATCATATTTACCTTTTAACGCCATGTTTTTAAATTTAAAGTGTTAAACAAATTTAGTTTTATAATTACACTATTTTTAGTATAATTAAATACTTTCTTTTTATGGTTATTCATCACCACCACCTCCACCACGGCCGGGTCCGCCTCCGCCGCCAGAACCTGCTGACTGTGATATTGTTGTGGTTCTAGTTGTAGATGAATCAGAATCACCCACGCCACCACCTGTTGTTCCAACTGCTAAAGTTACAACAAGACTACCACTCCTTGAACTTCCTGAGTTTGACGCAACGTTATATGTAACTGTCCCATCTCCTGTATTTGGACTACCACTAGATGTTGAACCGCCAGTTATAGTAACCCAAGATGGTTTAGACGATACATACCAAGTTGAATATGTAGCGTGTGTCACTGATATTGTATTTCCAGTAGCCCCACCGCTACCAACACTTGCACTACCAGGTGTTGTGTTTAAAGTTACACTATGTTCATACCCATAAAACTCACTCATGGCATGCGGTGCTGATGTATTTGGTTTATTAGCATTTAAATTTGCAATATTTATAGTTCCAACAGTGCCATCTGACAATTCTTTTAATGAACTATTTGCTGTATTACCAGCTCTTCCAAACGCCGTAGAGTTAATATGATTAGCACCACTCCCACTATTACCTATAGATATTGAACCAGACGTGCCTATAGTACTCATTGTGCTAATATTTTAAGTGGAACATTAAATGTGTTTTTTGTATAATAATCTTGTGTATTAGGTGGGTTTACATCTACACTGTGTTTTGTAAACCTGTAATCATCAAAACCAAGAGCGGTATCCTTTGGATTCCACCATGTAACTTTCGTATTATTAAGACTTGCTTTTCTTACTGCAAAATCACAAAAATTTATACGATCAGTATCAGCATACGTATCAAGTATTATTGATTCGTATTTTGTATCTTCTTTTAATAACTCTATCCATCTAGTTTCTTTAACTATAACGTTAGGTTTATCTTTTGCCCACTCTTTTAATTTAGGTATAATATCTTTATGGCATTCTGCAATTGTGTGTGTTTTCGGTTTTTTAGCTTGTATCATATCTGACAAAATACCCATACCAAAACCTAACTCTAAAACATTATCATTTTCATCTACAGAAACATCTGCCATTTTTTGCATTATTGGTGTTTCCCACTCCATCATAACAGGTTCTTTTTTACTATTAGTTGGATCAACCCAGTAATAACCATCATCTTCAAATATTATATCCGCCTTAATGTAGTTTTCTGCAAATGTTCCCATAATTATTTACAATCACAATTGTTACACTTATTACACTTTTTTAATTCTTCAATTTCAGCTTTTAAATCTTTAATAGCCTCAATTAAATATCCTGTTAAGTTACCGTAAGCAACCCCCAACGTACCATCAGTTTCGTTAATTAATTCTGGCGCTACTTTTTGTATTTCTTGCGCTATAACACCACTACCTTCTTTACCACTATCTTTTTTGGTAAAGCTAACACCACGCATATCATATACTTTAGAACCATCTAATGTTTTAATGTTTTCTTTTAATCTTCTATCTGAAAAAGCAATAACATCATCTGTAAAGGTTGCTGTACCATCATGCGCTAAAGTTAGTGCTGCCGCTTGAGCTCCTGTTGTAAATATAATATTTGACGTACTAGCTGTTCCTGAGTTTTGTATATAACTCCAATTATTATTACTACCATCTTTATCATTTTTTAAAGATATACCTCTACCATCTAATTGTAAAGCTGCATAATCATTATATATACCAGTTACACCTATACCAACTTCTCTATCTTTATTTGCTGTTATTACAGCACTATAATCACCTGCTGTGTAAGACAAACTAGTTGTTGTTGAGCTTGTTACTCCTATTTCTAACGCTGCGTCTACATTTTCTTGAGCTGCAATCATCCAGTTATAATGGTCACCTGTGGTATAAAAATACATTTCAGGTGAACTAGATGCTATAACTAAATGTTCATCTTGTAAATACAAGGTTCCATCTACAGTTACGTTGCCAGGGAAGTAAGCTCCTTCATCTCTTATAGCAAGACCCATGTTGCTACTATCGTAACCTAAAACTAAATTATTACTGTCACTCCAAATATCTGGTGTTGTATCTGTACCAGCACCACTTCTTGAAAGTGCTATTGCGTAAAATGAACTACCACTTGCTCCATCTGCTTGAATAGCTCCATCTAACTGAACATTACCACTCATGTCAACTTGAAATAACGTAGTAAAAGATTCATTCCTTATATCAAAACCACCACTATCAGCACCAATATACACACCACCAACAGAACTACCAGATCTAAATAAACCTAATTGAGCAGATGCACCAGGTGTTGTTATTCTAGGATAATCATTAGCGTCAGATGTGACAAAAGTTCCAACACCACCACCCGCGCCTACATTAATAGTATTTTCATGCCCAGCTATTGCTACATCACCAGTAAAGTATCCTTTACCAGTAACATACAATTCATAATCAGTACTTCTTTGACCACCAATACCAGTGTGACCAGATGTTGAATCAACCTCAAGACCTATAGTACCACCATCACCATTTCTCACCCTAAGCCAACATGCAATATCTACATCATCATTAGCTGAATCAATTACTAAATCATTTGTAGATGATGAGTGTTTTATTGTATGATAAGTACCAGTATTAGATTTAATTCTTAAACCATCGGTGTCATTTATTGTTACCTGACCTGCAAAAGCTGCATTACCACCTTCTGACATATCTAATCTAAGGGCATCTGTTTCACTAGTATCATCAGTACCTTTAAATATTATGTCTTTATCTGCTGTTGCAGCTTCTATAACAAGATGACTTGAATCATTTTTTATAGTACCAAAGTGCGTAGTACCGTCTTTAAATCTTATATCTGCACCCTCAGCGTCTAAACTAATATCGCCACCAGCATCTATTTTGAAATCATCAACTGTTGCTATAGTTAAAATACCCGCTGAACTTTCTGTTAAAGTTGCAGCATTACTACCGTCTCCACTTATAGATAATGCTCCACCAGTAAGACTTACGTCTCCTGCAAAAGTTGCATTATTACTCCAATTTAAATATAAAGCCGCACCAGCACCCCAATTTGGATGTAAACCTATAGCTCCAGCGCCCTCTTCATATCTAATTTTTCCTTGTATCGTGTTGTTTCCAGAGTTATTATAATAATCAATATCATAATTTTGTGCATTAGTTGTTGATTCAAATGATAGCACTTTTGTTCCACTAGTATCACCCCCAATATGTATTCTTTCTGGTACATTAACTTGCGCTTGAAAATGTGCATTTTGAGAATTATCTAGTTCTATAGCCGCATTACCATTTGAAACTATGGTGAATGTATGATTGCTTGACGAACCAACAAATGGAGCACCAAAAGTATCGTGGTCAGCACCACCAAATAATATTTTATCTGTAGATAAATCTTTTGTAAATATAAATCTTGAACTCACATTGTCTGTACCTACCACATGAAGTGCTACTGATGGCGCTGTAACATCTCCTATACCAAGTCTATGAGCATCTGTATAAAAATAATTTCCACTACCAACATAATATAATTTTGCGTTACCACTATTATCAGTAAACTTAATACCCGTTGTTGCATCACTAGACTCAACTTCCAATGGTGCATCACTTGATGAATTAATGTGAACGCCACTAGATAAATTTTGGAAAAATGCCCGTGTTTGAGACATATAGAATTTTCTACTGTTATTTACAGTAAAACCTAATTGATGATCAGTTGGCCAGTACATACCAGTATTGGTGTTACCATTTACACTTGTACCTATTGATGGGGCACTTGTGCTACCATGAGGTAAAAGTATTGCATTAGTTACTGTACCACCATTCCATGATGTTGTAGAAACACTACCATCTGCCATTAAATATTGTGAAGATGTACCACCAGATTTAACGAATGATGCAGCTGTTACATTTGTAGAGGCATCTATTACAGTTGTTCCTTGAACTCTATAACCATTTAAAACATCAACTGTACCTGCAGCAGAACCATCATTTGCATATGTAGTTCCAGCATATAAACTATGAACTCTAGCACCTTGAGCTGCGCTACCGTTTAAAAATGATATTTTACCAGTACCGTTTATGCTAGTTGGAAAAAATTTACCAGTAGAATCAATTCTAGTTGTACCGCTTGTTTGATAAGATCCTCCCGTGTTGTTAATATGTCCTGCAAAAGTTGCGTCTCCATCTCCTTTTATTGAAAATAATTCACTTGCACTTGTGTTTTCAACAAGTAAAGCTTTGTCTGAACTACTAGTACCTGCTCTTATTCTAGCACCATAACTTTCACCAGTAGTTGTGTTTGCGTCTAATCTTAATGTATATGTGTTTTGTTCTCCAGTTACAACTAGTTTTGCGGTTGTAGGGCTAGTCGAGTTAATTCCTACGTTACCCGCATGTGTGATACGCATTTTTTCATCAGCATGTCCAACAGGTGCAGCATCATCATTACTATCTACACAGAATATTAAATTACCTACACCGTGACTCTGACTTGAGGTATCAGCATCTGATATAAAACCTACCGCAGCTTTAATTTGTGTATCACCTAGTTCAAATCCTAAGCCAACTTTTCTGTCATTTCCAAAAGTATCATGTTGTAATACTGCAGCGGCTGCAATACTATTACCACCTGTAAATACATTGAATTTTGCACCTGGTACTGTCGTTCCAACTCCTACGTTTTGATGTAAAATTGCATCTCCATCTGCTTGAAGTGTTAGTGATATAGTACCATCAGGCGTACCGCCAAGACCATCATTAGTGTTGCCGGTATAAAAATCAAAATATCCATTAGCTGCTGTTCTACCTGCAATAATTTTATTAGCGCCATTGTTACCAAACTGCACACCACTAAATTTTAATCTTGTGGCGTAATCTGCACTATTGTTATATCTTACTTCTAAATAGTCAGTACTTGAATTACCAATTAATACATTATTTTCTAAGTGTGTTGTTGTACCTTGTACTGTTAAGTCCCCTGCAAAAATTCCTTTCTTTTGATAATCTAAAGTAAGTGCTGTTGCTAAAGCTCCACTTGTATTTCTTGTTTGGAAAACTAAATAACCAGGGTAACTATTTGTATCCCACGCGACACCAGCCATACCTTTAATAGCTGCACCATAGTTAAATGTTCCATCGGTTGGATCATCACTTCCAAATTGTATTTGGCCAAGACGATCATCTGCAGCAGTAGTTGTATCATCTCTTCTTAAAGAAAATTCAGGTCCACTAGCATGAGCTATGCTCATATCCGCACCTGTTGCATTTATATCTCCTGCGAAAGTCGTGGTTGTGGCATCAATATGAACAAGGTCCCACGTATAATTATCTGTACCTATATATAAATTTTTACCCGTATCAGTAGTTGGTCTTATGTATGAATTACTTCTTGACATGTATAAACCATATCCATGAATTCTAACGTATTCCGAATCACTAAATGTTGCTTGTATATAATTATCACCACTATTATCAGCGGTAACTACTGTTCCTGAAAATTCTGCGGCGCCACCTGTAGTTAATGATAAAGCTACACTACCACTATTAGCTTTGAATGCCCAATTATTTGTACCACTCTGTATATAGTGGTTATCGTTATATCTAAATGTTAGTTTATTATATATAGATAAATCACCAGCTACAGTTGTTACACTAGAAGCACCACCACCTATGCTAACATCTATTTCATCTTCAGCATCCCCATCGTGAAGAACTAAACCATATCGCATTTCACCATCGTGACTTGCAACACCTAATCTTAATTTACCTCCCTCAGTACCATCAGCAGCTGTTTCAATACTACCTTCTATTTTTGCAAAATCTGTTAATTGTTCCGCTGCATTATCACCAACAAACTCAATTTGCCCAATAATATCACCATCTGCTCCTGCAGCTCCTTTGTCCTTAGTAAATCTTAATCTAGCACCATTTTCATCGTTTGTAGTATTTTGTATATTAACTAATGGATCTGTAGAATTAGCTGACGCAAATTGAAAGAGATCTCCTGTAAAAACTGTTTGAGATGCTTGAAGGTCTAAAACATTAACACCTCCAGCGAAGAAATGAGGGTTGTTATCAACAAACCTTAAATATGTATCTGTATCACCAGTATGAACTATTCTTTCAGCAATATATGCATAACCAGTCATTTCAGTGGTACCACCAATATATATACCACCTGTATAAACAGCGCCACTCGCTTTAATAGGCTTCCAAGTCCAATCAGACTCGTTAGCTACAGCTCCCGTGGCTGATGGTGTTTTTTGTGTAGTACCAAAAGAAAAATACCCTATTGACTCATCCCAAACAAAAGCAGCGTTATCACCAGTTGAACCTCTTTCTATTATTATCCCAGAATCATTAGCATTTGAACCAGCTCCTCTATTTAAACCTATAATATTATCTGATACGTCTAAATTAGTTTGATTTACTGTTGTTGTCGTGCCGTTAACTGTTAAATCACCTCCAACAGTTACATTACCAGTTGTAGTTATTGCGTCTATATAAGCTGCTCTAAAATACAAACTTGATGTACCTAAATCATAAGAACTATCTGTATAAGGACTAAAATTATCACTATTCATTCTAAACCTATGACTATCCGCTACTCTATATATAAGGCTATCATCAGTAGAAAACATTATTCTATTGTGATCATCTCTACCAATATCTTCGGTTGTTCTAATCTGACCTGCAAAAGTTGCCGTGCCGTCGTGAGCAAGTTCTAATTGTTTAACAACAGTATCGTCATTACCAGTAGCTGGATGAGTAAAAAACGCTAACCCCATTTGATCGTGATCACCACCTGTTCTTATAGCACCAATAGCAGATGTTCTTCTATCGCTATTCATATTACCAAACCCAATAGAAGGTCCAATAGCACCAACAGCTGAAGTCGTTTTGTTGTTTGTTATTAATAATGTATCTTTAGAGCCATCTGTTAAATCAAAAGCTATATCTGCATCTATTACAGTTTGATTAGATCCACCTGTTACTGTTATTGCTCCAGAGGCAATTGTTCCTTCAAAAGTTGCAGTTTTATCACTTGCTAATGTTAATGCAAGTTCATTATTGCCATTTAATACAGTGTTAAATATTAATGAAGCATCTCTTGTGCTACTTGTGCTTGTCCAAGTTCCCTCTGCTTTACTACCCATTTGACCAGCTACATAAAAAGGAGAATTATCACTTGCTTGAACTCTAAAATCTATTAATGTTTTGGTATCAGCTATTGCGTCTGTCCAATTGTGAATATACATAGCGCTGCCACTAGCTGTTCCGTTTCTAAAAGTTGGTATTTGTGAAGAGTCTATTGTAAAAGCAGTATTGCCACCAGTAACAACCGTATAAGTATCTGCGCCACTAAATCCAAAATAAGTATTAGTATCACCATTATGTTTTACATAATCATTTATGGAAAGTTCTGGTGTATCTATATTTCCAGTAATTTCAATACCCGTATTTGTCGTTTCTATTTTTTTGCTTCCGTTATAATAAAGTTCTACAGCCCCTCCATTCATAAATTTTGCAATTTCCGTAGAACCATCATTGTCTCTTATTACAAGATCATCTTCAACGTGAAATTTTATATCATCACTATTACATTCAATAATTAAATCGCCATTTGCGCCATTTTTTATGTAACTATTACTACCATCATGATATAATTCTAAATTTGGATTACCTCCTGGATCACCAAATGATAACTTAGCATTATCCCAAAATTCTAAACGATTTTCAGATTTATCCCACATTACATGATAATTATCACCATTAAACGTTACATCACCCTCAAAAGTTGCCGTATTATCACCATCTAATCTTAATGCTGTAGATAATGTTGTTGTTGAACTATCATATGTTTGGAAAGATAAACTATAATTATTAACTAAACCTTCTATAATTCTAGCATCACCGTTTTGCCATTGTATTTGTCCTCCAGATTTTATTTCTAAAGCACCCCATCTATGACTTGAATCACCTAAATTTTGAACACCATCTGTTGCTGGAAGTGCATTTCCTCCAAACTCCGCATTACCACCATCTGACATATTTAAAGTAAGAGCAGTTACTGTAGAGCCACCATCATTTCCTTTGAATCTTAAATCTTTATTTTCTACTGATGCAAATATATCAAAATGGCTACTATCTTGTTTAAATTTACCGTATTCAACACCCGCTTTAAAAAATCTTATATCATTACCAGCAGCATCTAAAGTTATATCTCCCGCAGAATCAATAGTAAAACTACCAGTACCTATATTAATTTCACCATTTGCTCCGTTATGAAAGATTTGCATATCGTTGTCATCACCAAGCTGTAGTTGAGCTGAATCACTATCTAAATGAAGACTACCTGCAAAAGTTGCATTTTGAT